CATCTCCAAACTTTTGTGTCATATCAATTGCTTTAGGTAACAAAGTATTTGATATGTATTCAAACTGTGGTTTAAGTACTCCGCTTAAAGTTATTTGAACATTATCTTTTAAAGTACTCATAAGCCCTGCAAAGCTTTTACTTTGCTTCGCCATCATGTTTGGGAATCTTGACTCCATACCGTCAACTAACTGATTTATAGCTTTATCAGCGGGTATCAACCCTTTTTCAGATAGTTTCATTACTTCAGCAGTGCTAATTCCCATTGCCTTGGCCAAAATATCCCATGCCGGAATACCCGCCTCAGTAAGTTGCATCATCTCACCAGCTTGAACTCTTCCCTTTGCTCCCATCTGTCCAAGTGCTATTCCTATCCTGTTAAGACCATCAGCTCCGCTCATACCTAATCCAGATGCAGCATCACCTATGGAGGTAATCATCTTCGGTATTTGTTCAGCAGTGAATCCAAAAGCTAAAAGTTTCTTGCTTGCACTTGTCAGGTCATTCATTTCAAAAGGAGTGGCAGCTGCCATGTCCTGCATTGTCTTTAGAAATTTGCCTGCCTTATCTGCGGATCCTAACATACTCTCAAACGCTATTCCATTTTGTTGCATTTCGCTATTAAAACCGATACTCATATCCCATGCAGATTTAATACCAGTTTTAAGTAGGTCAAACATTCCCATGCCTACTGTGAATGAGAATGCATTTTTTATAAACCCACTTAGTCCACCAGCTTGACCTTTGCTATCATTAATGCCTTTATCATAACCTGCTTTATCTAAGCCTAGTTTTACCCATAATTCTCCTACTTGCATTGTCTCACCTCCCCGTTTTGAGGTATGAAAAAAGCACCTATCAACGATAAGTGCTTAATTTATATATTTTATTATTTTCCAGCTTTCCATTTATGACCGCATTGCAAACAAGTAATAATAGTCTTTTTACTACCCATTGCTCCACCTACTAATCCTACGGGACCAACCAATACATCTCCAACTATAGCTTTGCCCACACTAAAGCCTTTATTCCCGGCTGTTATTTGCGTACTCCCGCATTTAGGGCATTTAATTGGTCCATCATCATATGCTTTTGACTTTGCTAAATCTGAAAACGCAGTTTTAACACTATTGGCTTTGTCTTTGTTTTTCTTGAACCATTCTTTTTCGTCCCAAACTTCACCATTGTCCTCAGCAACCTTTTTAGCATTTTTTAAATCCATATAGTCTGCTACTGTACGACATTTCAAAAAACTCTTCAATCCCATACTATCCCCTCCAATTAACTATATTATAGAATTTCTTGGAATAATATGCAATTAATTTCGGGTTTTTAATCCTCTTTTTTCTGCCTGTTCCTTCCACTCATCTATGTTTCCCTCAGTGTCATCGGAGGGTTCCCCAGGAGCCTTTCCTATTAATTCTTCCATGGTTATTTCCTTTTGGTCTAAAGATGCACCAAGAGCCTTTACTATTGCTGTTGCTTGCATTCCTATGTGCAATCTCTCCAGGTATTCTTCCTGTTCCTTGCGGCTTTCTATTGATGAAAGAAAGTTTTTTATTCTACAAAAAGTCAATTCTTCAATGGCTGACACTGACCAACTATATTCACTAGCCAATGTATCAATAACATTATCAAAATTATAAAAGAAGGATATTACCTCTTTTGTAAACCAGTCTGAATCATTGACATAAATGGTGTTGCCACCTTTTTTATTCCAGTAAAATTTACTTCGATAAACGCACCCACCAATTCTTCTAATTCACTTGGGTAAGCGTTATCTATATCTTCCTGGGTAATTGCTGGGAAGATTTTAATAAGGTTAGGTCCAAGAATATTATTCACTATCCCTGTAAGGTCACTAGCGGTGTTTGCTTTTAGTGCCACATCCGCCTCAGTGGAGATGTCAGCAAATAATTCCTTTAACTCAAAAACCTTTTTCTCTTTAATTGTAATATTTTTTTCATTTATCGTTACTTGTTTACTTCTCATTTATTTAACCATCCCTTCTATATTTCGTGATAGTAAAGTGCTCCATCACCTTCGATGTCTACTGCTTCTTTTACTACATCATCTGCGGCCTCGGTTATGCTGTTTTTCTTTAAATATATATAACCCTCGTATCTTTTGTTCGTTGTGTTGTCTACATAAAGCGCTAAGATTATGCTTTTCCCTAACAACCCTAAATAAGTTGAATCGGCCCAATATCCATCTGCGGATCCGCTCCATGATTTTATGGTCGGAAATTGTTCTTTCCATCCATTTGAAGCAAAGGTTGTAACGTCTTTTAGATCCAGGTTCACGTCAAGTTTCCAATTAAAAAAAGTAGCGCATTGCACTACTGTGAAATAATTACCTCCTGCGGTTACAACGTCTGTATTTATAAGAGCCGGATTGAAATTTACAACCCCGCCGGCATAATCAATCGTGAATCCTGTGGTTATGGTGGCTCCATTTTTCTTTATTACCGCTGGGACCGCTTCATCCCAAAATCGTTTAGCTGCTGCAGTTATTTTGTACTGAGTCCAGGTTGCATTTGCAGTCATTGCCTCTCCTGTGAAAACGGTGGAAGCTCCGCCATTGCTTGCATATACTGCACCCAATTTGCCTGCTATTGACATTTAATCACCTCCTGAAATAAAGTTAGTAATTGCTTTTATGCATAAACTAATGCACCGGTGCCTTCTATGTCTGCAGAAAAGGTTACAACGTCATCTACTTGCTCACCTATTGATATCTTTTTAATAAAGGCTGTTCCTGTGTAGGTATGAGTACCATCTACTCCGAATACTCCGGACACACTTGTTCCACCAAGCAAAGCGTCTTGAAGGGCCTTTTGCCCTGTCGCATCTCCTGAAACATTCCATTGTCCGTCTGCGGTACCTGACCATGATTTGATTGTCGGTGCCTGTTCCTTCCAACCTGCTGATCCAAAGTTCGTCACGTCCTTTAAATCTAATTGTATGTCTAATTTAAAACCCTTAATGTTAGCCACTGTGTTTGCACCCAACTTAAAACTTCCTGTTTTACCCGCTACAAATGACATTTAAATCATCTCCTTACATCATTTTTATAACTTTAAAATTTACACTGAATTCCCAGCGCTTTAAATCATCCTGCCCCAAACCAACCGGGCTTTGTTGTGCTACAAAATTCATTAACCCAGAAACACTTGTATTTCCATGCAGTTTTTTATATATTGCATTTATTTTATTCCTGGTAGTCGCATAATCAGTACCCCTGCACATAATTTGCAGTCCTGGATATTCTACATTGTTATTATCGAATGTCATTCCTGGCTGAAAGCCTGTGGTCTCATACAGGCATGTCAAATTGTCCGGAGTTGCTGGCATTGAACCTTTATAACAATTAGTTGTTATTTCAAGTCCCTGTGCGACTATATAATTTTTTATTTCATCAAGCAAGTTGCTCACCTACTTTAAAGATTTTTTAATTTCCTCTGCTATTTGATTTATATATTTGTCATAATTCTCCCTGAAAGGCTGTTCTAAATATTTAGCCTGGCCACCCTTTGGATGCTCATATTCAAGGTGTTCATGCTGCTTAACTGCATATGGCTCTTCGAATCCAACCGAAGCGATATTATTTTCTATTTTTACACTTCCACTACCTCTAAGATCCCCAAGATCCAAAGGAGCAAGCTCTACCGCTTTCCCCAGTAAGTCAAGAGCCACTAAGTTTAAAGCTTTTCCACCTGTATAATCAATTCGTTTCAAGGCATCATTAAAACCTTTCTCTAATGACTCTAACCCTTCTAACCCTGATAAGCGATCACTCATACTAAATTCACCTCATATCCTTCCAAGGAATCTAACATATCCATAGATTTAACAGATACAACCACTCTGCCATTAAATAAATCGTCTACCTTTATGGCGTCATCTGTAAAAACGGTGGACATAGAAACAACCTGGACCCCATTTTTATCTCTTACAAGTTTCATCTTATCAACTATTCTGCAAGGTATTGTTTTCGTGGTATAGGTAGGCTGATTATAATCATCAGTACTGGTTATATGTTTCCATTCTCCAGTTGTATCATAGTAATCTGACATCATACTATTACTCATGATATAACCACCCCACCACCTATAAAGTCAACTAAAAGCTCCTTTGCTTCCTGAGAAAGAAACTTAATAGTGTCACCTGAAAGAGTCTCGGACATTCCACCCATGTTGAATGATTTGACTCCTTGTTTCTGAAGCATAATTCTCTTAGAATTTCCGTATTGAAGTAATGCCAAAGCCTCTTCACAAGTGGCATCTAAAACCTCCTGCGGTACTGATT